ATACGCTGTTGACTGTTTAAATTATCATAGGGTTCCGTCCAGCCATTCAAACATCCTAATAGTGCATAACGTGCTGAATCTATACAGTCATCTGGATCACTGAAACGTCCTTTTTCATCTACATAATAGTTTTTGGCTTCACGTAGAAACTCCACACAGTTTTCATTGATATGCAATGTACCTAACTCCATCATCTGTCTCATAACGTTTACACCAAAACTTTTATGGTTAGTTACTTTGCCTTCAGCATCAGGTGGATTCATAGCAGGATGATCTATAACATTCAGTTGATATTCTTCAAACATTTGCCTTAGACTCAGTGCACTCATTGTATAACGTCCTGCTGTGTTGGCATCACTGGGCAATAATATAGGCGTACCAAATACTTCTGGACGCATTAGGTGTTGTATCCAATTAACAGGTGCAGCTTCTTCAGTGCCTTTAACAACTATTTGACTGTGTAACCAAGCTTCTTGTTCACGTGGATTCCAATACATTAGACTTACAACAGTTTTATCTCTTACCAAACCCAAATCTAATGCTATGATTCTTTCTATATGGTTCATAGTTTTGAAATCATAATCACCAGTTTTATAAGTAGGCCAATTGCGTATTTGAAATATAGCTCCCTGTCCCATGACTGGTATACCTGCAATACGTGCTTCACGTTCATGTGGCAAGTAATCACGTTCTAATTGTCTGCGTGTTTCAGATAACAAAAAAGGTTCTGCCCATGGATCATATTCTGGTACATCATCCCAAGCTACTCTAACATGTTCATAGCCTTCTTCCTCATACCAAAACTTGCTTACTAGGCCATTAAGACCTTTAAGTGGTGTAAATGAACAAAGCACTTGACCTTGTGTTGTGGCAGTACGTGTTACTAGTTCTGAAAATATGTCATCTGGTGGTTGTTCATCAAACACAACAAAGTCTAATTTAAAACCCTGCAAGTTTCTAACTTCCTGCGTATAGTTACCAAATAGCAAATAACTGTTGGCTCCACTTGTGTGTTTGATCTCTACACCAATAACGTTTGCACCATCACAACGCATGGTATCTTGTATAATGCAACTGCGTGGAATGGCTCCTGTACCTATTTGATCTTTGATCTTAATGTCTTTGGTACCTAACAATTCATCCTGTAGAACTCTAGCTACTTGATCCCAACCCTCACCTGCTACAAATGCCACAACGGGTTTGGTAAAACGTTTAGCTTCTACTGGCCACCAATCAGGATATTGTCCTGTTAGATGCATTGCTGTTTCAAAGCAAGTAGAAACTGTTTTACCAATCCTGTTGGCTGCCAATATGCCTCTACGAGAGCTATTGCCAGTCTTAAAAAATAACAATTGATGTTTAAAAGGTCTAAAATATTTTAGCTGATTGAATTGCATGTCTTCTGCAACAGCAATGGCCAATTCTTCAAACTTAGCTTGACTTTGTGTATCCATTAGATACAGTGTGTCTGGCTTTAAGTTATATTCATCGCAGGTGTATCTAACAGCCCTACGCATTAATACGTTGCTGTCTATCATTGTGCGGTCTTTTGTTGTAAAACTGCTTGCTGTAGAAATATAATGCTGTTGGCCATATACTTCATTTGCTCAGTCATGCCTTTGATTAATTCAGCCTGTCGTTGCAGTTGTTTGGTAAGCTCTTGAATGTTATTGACATGCTGAAGGCTTTCCCATTCTAACCTTTGTAAACGTTCATAAGGATCTTGAGTGTCATTCAGAAACATCCAATCCCCTTCTGATCTCATTTATGTAATACATGGATTCAGCCAAGTGGTGTATTTCTTCTGGTAACAAACGCCAAGTTTCTACATCAGCAGGATCTACACCATCTCGTTTGTCTAGGCCCAGTTGTAGTCTTTCAGTTAATAGTCTAAGAACGTGTTCTAATTGTCCAGGAAACTTTTCTTTAAAACTGACTCTGTGAACAGCGTTGATCTTTTGTAGGATTTTAACTTCTTGAACTTGTCTTGATTCCTTGTCGTCACCAAATTGGCGTCTTAAATCATCAGTTTGATAAGTGCTCATACCATCAACGCCACGCGATCTTCAATGTGTGGCCAATTGATAATTGACCAAATAGACTCTACATACTTTTTGCGATCCCATTTGTATTGAAGTGCCCAAGCGTGTTCCCAAAGATCTATTAATAAAATAATATCTTTGCAAATTTCATGATTAGGAATAGATTTAATTGTGCCATCAGTGGCAAGATAAATCCAACCACTGCCTTCCATTTTCATAGCGGCTTCTAACATTTCTTCTTTGAGATCTTCCAAATTATAATGATGTTTGTGAATTAATTCTTCAGTTAACTCTCCAGGCTGATCCTTATTGAGTTTGGTAAATTGTGTAAAGAATATGTCATGTAAAAAAGCGCCTGCTTCATTAAATCCTTTACGTCCTTCTCCATCATTGTAATGGTCTACATAACGCTTATAAAGATGACTGTAATGGTAATCTATAGTGTCCTTGCTCATAACAGGTTCTAAGGCTGTTTTGGCATAGGGCAATGGAGTTTGTTTTAATAACGCCATGATTACGCCCAAGGATTCTCAATAGCACCTTGATTGAACTGTACAAAGTCACGGTCAATCCAAACACTCCAAAAACTGGCATTGCGGTTAACTTTTTTACTTTCCATTAATGTGCGAAGTTTCTTGCCCATTGGACTGTAACTGCCATCACTGTATCTAATACCCTGTTCTCCAGTGCGTGGATCAATCCATACAAACTTCTCTGGGCGACTGCGTCCATACTTGTCTAACTTTTCACCTACACTGTGTTTTTCCAATGGTCCCATGATCTCATAAGAAATGCTACCATCACTGTAAGTTTTAAACATACATTTTACTTTGGCATCTAATGCACGCAAGTTTTGATCTGGATGTGGCACAGTCATGTCATGAAAGATACTCATAGGTTCTTCATTAGGTAAGCGTGGATCTCTAGCGGGTATAGGCTTAATTGGATCTTCTGGAATTAATTCATTGTTGTCCAAATAAGGATTAGCACCTGAGATATAAATTGGATCTACGTCATCACCATTTAACACTGCTAGTGCTATCTCATACTTCTTAGCGGGATCTATACCTTTGATCTGTAGACTAACTTGTGTTATGTCAAACACAAATTGTTGCAGTTCTTTGGCAGTGGGAAAGTCTTCCTTAAGTCCTGCTAGACTGTAAACTATTTTAGTTGGTGTGGGTTTTAGATCATCTACTGTGTTTGCTATCACAGCTTGATATTGTGGCTCTGGTGAGGACTCAGTTTCAACTTCTGGTTCCGCAGCTTCATTCCAAATATCTTTAGTGGGAGTTTGTTTCTTCATTTCATTTTCCTATGTTAAACTATTCTAGTTCAAGTTGATTGGGGACAACTTGAAAAACCCTAACCCTAAGGTAGGTTAATCTTTGTAACGGCTTTTGGCTTTACTAAACTTCTGTTGTTTAATTTCACCATCAACGCTAGGAACTTTGTTCCAATATTTGTCTTCATCAATCTCATATTGGCCAACTCTTTCAAACGCACCTTTGATAACATCAGCTAGTGGAGCACGTTCTTCTTTGGCATCTAGGAAAGCACGACGCTTGCCTTTGTCATCAACTAGTCCAACTTTAGCACCTTGACTTACGTTAACATCTTTAACGCCATAGGGATTGCCAGCGTATTTGTGATCACTGGCTGTAGGACTGTCATTGCGGTCACTACTGGCTTTTTTAAGTATTCTTTCTCGTTTCATGTTATTTTTTTCCTTTATGTAGGCCTTCTAATGTCTCAGCTAGTCTAGCTCTACGTCCTAATTTGCCTCCAGCTTTGGCAGCCTTGGCTAACTTAGCCTTAGGAATCTTTTTGTCCTTGGCTACTCCTAGTTCTTCATGTAGTGCTCCTGGATGCTTGATAGCTTCCTTGATCCAGTAACCATGTTTTGCTTTTGCGTCTTTCATATTAATTCCTTAAGCGTAAGTGTCTGGTGAGACTTCATTGTTGTAAACTATCTCACCATGTGGATTGTAGACTTTGGCCTTGCTCTCATGAGCTTGAGCGTGAGCAATGGCAGAATGTAAATTATGCCAATGTGTTTCAATAACTTCTAACACATCCTTGCTCCAGTCAAATATTTTTACTTTAAACATTATGATACTTGGATAGGAGTAATAAACACAGAGTTTTGAACTGTGCTGTTACTGATCAAACTAAAGTAAGCAGTGTAAACAGCTCCTGGAGTTTGTGCGGCCAATGCTGCGGGCAAGTTGAATATAATATCATCTTGGCTACCTAGTACTACGCCATTTTGTGGTCCACCTACGCTGAATGTTACATTAGTTACTGTAGTCACTGTGGTCAATGCTACTGCTGTACCAGCTGCTGCATTGGCTGCACTACTAGCTAAAGTAATACTGTTAGCTCCTGCATTAGGATTGATAATGAAGTAAACTCCACTGGTTAATCCACCTGCTGAACCTGTTATGGTTATAGCTTGTAATGCTGATAAACTTGCAGTACTGCTGACACCAACTAAGTTTGTACCACTAGTTGTTGTGGTAACAGAACCTGTAACAGTGCTAGTTGTTGGAAAAATAGCAGTAGGTTGACGATTAGGATCACAATTAACTAAAACTGGCTGATTGCCTGTGTTGGTAATGTAATAACTGCGAACTGGAATTAAAGCTGTAATTGTAGCATTGGTATTTGTTAATCCAACGTTCAATATAGTAGATGCTCCAGCAGGAGTTATATTAAGTGTGCTGGCCATAATTAATCCTTCTTATTACCTACGCGGTTAGGAACCTGACGATCCTGGATCTTGTCTGGATTGCCTTTGAAGTTTTCCTTAGCATCTGGACTCCATTTACGTCCACCTTCTACAATAGGATTACCACGTCCACTTGCTGTGGCTGGTCCTGCTGTCTTACCAAAGTAAGCACCTTTTAATGCTTTAGGATCACAACCAAAGTTAATTTCATCTGGGTTTTTAAAACCTTGCTTGTGTTGGTTACCAGAATACTTTAGACTTTGTGGCTTGTGTTTCTCATTGTTGTTTTGACCATTGAAATCTAAGCTAGTGTCCATTTGGTCACTGTGAGTCCAAGGATTTGTAAGTCCTTGGCTACGTTTCATCTCGTTTTTTGATTT